GCGGCTATCGCCGCGCGCATACATCCCGAACCTGGGGCCGCTTCGTCGGCCCCTTTTTCTTGCGCCGAAGTGAGAAGATAGGGAGCGCTAATGGATCAGAAGCCGTATTGGTTTACGGTGAAATTTATGGCGCAATTTCGCCAGTGGTTCGCTGGGAATATCTTAACCTTCGCTGGCGGTTCCCTGTCGCTGTGGATCGGAACCGCATTCATAACCCAGCTTTTGCTCGCTATTAAGTGGCTAAGCGTGCTAGGCACGTGGCTATTCGGAGCGCAATTTTGACGCGCACGTATCGTCGGCCCCTTTTTCTTGCGCCGATCAAATCGGAGAACGAATGAGCCGCATCACCTATCAGACCTATACGAATGTGGCGCTCAACGCGACCGGCATCGCTTCCGCGGTGGCCTATTCCGGCGGCGGCTATGCACTGACGGCCGCCGGTGCCGCCGACAGCCTTGGCCACCTCATTACCTTCGCCAACCTGACGGCGAACGATCACAGCGGCAAAACGCTGACGATCGTGGGAACCGACGCGAACGGCGATCCGCTCACCGAGACGCACGCCGGCCCGGCGGCCAATGCGACCGTCACCTTCGCCGGCCATTACGATACCGTCACCTCGATCAAAATCGACAGCACGACCGGCGCCGATACGTTCAACATCGGCTGGACGGCGGATGCGGTCGGAGCCAACGTCTATCCCGAGCTGACGCGGGTTCCGGTGATCAACATCGAAGTTTTCTGCCGGGTGCCAAGTGGGACGCCGACCTACGCGGTTCAATACACCGCCGACCAAACACCCGCAGGGCTCGATAGCACGTCGTGGCTGACCCATTCAGTCCTGACGGGCAAGACGGCGACGGCTGACGGACAGGTCACGTTTCCGGTCACGGCATTGCGCCTGCACATCACTGCGGCCGGCCCGGTCAATATGACCGTACTTGAGCCGTTTCACGCCTAGCTAGGAGATTGCCTGAATGGCTGGCGCACCCTTCAAATCGTTTCGATCCACGGTATCGCCGTGGGAGCCGCGCAACTGGCTTGCGTCACTCCGACTGCTGGTGGACAACAACACCGGTGCGCCGATCGGGATCGAAAGCCCGAATGCCGGGGGGCCGGATGGTATCTGGACGCCGGTTGACCTCACGGCGGCGCAGATTGCTTCCCCCACGGCGGCGATGCTGGCCGATCTCAACGCAACCTATCGGCTCAATGTCGCGCCGTACACGCGCTATCAGTCCACCGGCACGGCGCTGGTCGAGGCGGGTGGCGCTTCACCCGACGGCTCTACCCTACCGGGCTCGGTTCTTCAAACCGTGCCGGCGGGGTCGCCGAATCTTATCATCGGGGCCAGTTCCTATCTCGTTGTCTGGTCGCCCTTCACCGTTCTCAACGCCGCCGGGGTTTCGGTTCTCGGCAAGCTCGTCGTGATCAACCAACCGGCATAATCGCTCCACCAATCCACCAACCATACGCAGCCGAGGACCGCCGGCCGCGTATCAACCTCAAAGGAATAGCGGTCCATGGCGTCGACTCCGTCCACAATCATCACTCCCAATGCCATCAACGGGCAGCCCGGTAGCGGCGATGCCGGCGGTGCGCTTGCTGTCACCGGCGGTGCCGGTGGCACAACCAATAACCCCGGTGGTGCGGTCAACCTGATCGGCGGTGCCGGTGCGGGAACCGGTGCCGGCGGTGCAGCCACCGTCACCGGTGGCGCATCGGGTGCTGGTGTCACGGGTGCCGGCGGTGCAGCGTCTCTAACCGGTGGTGCGGCGCTCTCGACCAATAACGTCGGTGGCGTTGCATCCGTAACAGGCGGTGCCGGTGCCGGGACTGGCAACGGTGCGGCGGTCAATGTCACGGGCGGCGTCGGCGGCGCGACCTCAGGCGTTGGCGGTGCGGTTGTCATTGCGGGCGGCGCTGGCGGAACCACAGCCGGTGCCGGCGGTGCGGTTTCCCTCACGGGCGGCGTTGCCATGGGCGGCAATACGGCCGGTGGCGCGGCGTCTGTCACGGGCGGCGCTTCGGTTGGCTCCGGCACCGGTGGTGTCGCGTCCCTCACCGGTGGTGCGGGCTCGGCCGCAACCGGAACTGGTGGCGCGGTCAATGTCACCGGTGGTGCGGGTAACACGACCGGCAATGGCGGCGCGATCGTCGATGTCGGCGGTGCGGGCGGCGCAACCTCGGGTGCTGGTGGCGCGGTTTCCTATACCGGTGGTGCGGGCGGTGGTACGGGCGCTGGTGGTGCCGCAAGCCTCGTCGGCGGTGCCAGCGGCACGGGCGCCACGGGCAATGGTGGCGCGGTCACTCTCACGGGCGGTGCCGCGGCCTCGACCAACGGCAACGGCGGCAACATCAATCTCGTCCCTGGTGCCCTGGCCGGAACCGGAACGCCCGGTGAGGTCCAGGTCAACAGCGCGGCCGGCCTCTATGAGGTTGTCTGGTCGCAGCCGTTGAGCACGTCATCGGCTCCAGCCAGCGCTTCGGTCGTCACGTTCTTCATGGCGAACCGGGCCTATCGCATCAAGTATGTCTCGGTGATCGAGGCGACGTTCGGCACCTCGGAAACCTACACCTTCCACAAGGACACCGGCACGACGGCACCGGGTGGCGGCACCGCGATTTGCACGGGAGCGGTAACGCCAGCCGTGAGCAACACCCGTGTCACCGGCACGTTGTCGGCGACCCTGGCGACGCTGGCCCTCGCGGCCGGCGATCGGCTGTCGTTTACGGTCGGGGGTACCGTGGGCTCGGCTGCAGGCGTCACCGTTTCCGTCGGCCTGGTTCCGATCTGAGCTTGATATTCGCCCCCCGGTCATTCCGGCCGGGGGAATCCCTGGAGGACCGCACAGTGAAACTCACCGTTCAGCACACCATGGACGCCGTCTTGACCATCAGCCAGATCATCCGCGATCGACGGCCGATGCCGCAGAAGGGCGCCTATCGGCTGGCACGGATGCACGCGAAGCTTCTGCCGGAGTTCAACACCATCAGCGCCCAGCGCGACGCAATGATCAAGGCTTACGGCACGCATCAAACCAAGACCACGTTGTGCGACGGCGTCGAGGAAACGGTGGAGACCGAAGATTTTGTCGTGCCGCCCGACAAGATGGGCGAGTTCACCGCGGCTTGGAAGAAGATCGGCGACGAGGAAATCGATGTCGAAATCGAACCGATTCCGCTGTCCTACCTGGATCTCGGCGATAACGTCGACGGCTCGATCCGGGCTGACGAGCTCATCGTCCTTGGCGATCTGGTGAAAGAATGAAGGCCGGTCTCGACGATCTCCCCGACGATGTGGCCGAGCTTATTGCGCCACATCTGGCTGAGAACGTCGAGACCCTCACTGCGATTGGTGTCGCCATTGCCAAGCGACGTTCCGAGGCAAAGGCCGCGCGCTCGTCTTCGGGTGTCGAGCAGACATGGAAAGAGGCCGAGGATGCCTATGTCGGGATTGACGACGCCAATCGGCAGGAGTTCCAGGACGCCAAGTGGTCCAAGCCCTGGAGCAGTGACGGCCCGGTAACGACCGGCAGGATGCCGCGCAACCAGGATTATCGCTCTACTGCGTTCGTTCGGCTGACCGCACGGTATGTCGATGCTGGCGCCGCGAAGCTTGGCGAAATTCTACTGCCGACGGACGACAAGGCCTTCTCCTTCACCGAAATGCCGGTGCCGGAGCTGATCAAGGCGAAGCAAGACACGTCACAGGTCGTGCATGACGGCATGGGTAACATGCCGCTCACGCGCGCCGCCAAGCCCGGCGAAATGCCGCCGATGCCATCCCCGCCCGCGGCCCAGCAGGTTGCTCCCCCTGCCGCCGCAGTGCCCGTCGCTGCCCCGGCCGCTGGAGCGGTCCTACCGGCTGGGGCAGCTGGCGCACCTCCCACACCGGGAGCGCCGCAAGTTCCGTTGACCGTGAAAGACCTCGCCGAGGAAGCCATTGAGCTTGCTCGAGCGCAGGCAAAACAGGCCGAGACGCGCATCTACAACTGGATGGTTGAATCGCAATACACGGCCGAGATGCGCAAGGTCATCTTTGATGCCGCGCGGATCGGCGTTGGCGTGTTGAAGGCACCATTCCCGAAGCCGACGCGCGCCATGGTGCTCGAAAAGGACGGCGGCGGCGTCGAGCTTGGGATTGAGGAAAAGATCATCCCGGCCGCAAAGTGGGTCGATCCGTGGAACGTGTTTCCCGATCCCGCCTGCGGTGAAAGCATCCAGAACGGCGATTTCATCTTTGAGCGGGATCATCTGTCGGAGCGTCAGGTCCGCGATCTCAAGAAGATTCCTGGCTATCTCGGCGATCAGATCGATCAGGTTCTTATCGAGGGGCCGGATAAGGCTTATCTCAGCCGCGATGACGGCGCGCCGGCTTCGCCGCGCGAGACGCGCAGCAAGGACCGTTTTGAAATCTGGTACTACTACGGCACGCTGACGCGCGACGAGATGAGCGTCATTACCTCGGCCGCCGGTCAGGCAACCGACGCGCCGTCGCCCGAGCAAACGTCGGTCTACGCCATCGTCACGTTGATCAACGACAGCGTGATCCGCGCGACGATCAACCCGCTCGATTCCGGCAAGTTCCCCTATCACTCGGTGCCGTGGCAGCGCCGCGCCGGGCACTGGGCCGGAACGGGTGTCGCCGAACAGATCAAGATGCCGCAGAAGACCGTCAATGCGGCGACGCGCGCAATGCTCAACAACGCCGGCAAGTCGGCGGGCAGTCAGATCGTCGTCGACCAAGGCGCGATCAAGCCGGCCAATGGAAACTGGACGATCGAGCCGGACAAGATTTGGTACAAGACGGGCGACAGCCCCGGTCAGGACGTGCGCCAGGCGTTTCTCGCGGTCGGGATTCCGAATGTCACCAACGAGTTGATGGAGATTATCCAGTACAGCCTGAAGCTGGCCGAGGAATCGACCTCGATCCCGCTCATCACACAGGGCCAATCAGGACCGACGACCCCTGACACGTTCGGTGCGGCGCAGTTGCAGGACAACAACGCGAACCAGTTGCTGCGTTCGATCGGCTATGCCTTCGACGATTACATCACCGAGCCGGTGGTGCGGCAGTATTACGAATGGTTCCTGCTTGATCCCGATGTGCCGGACGAGGAAAAGGGCGAATTCACCATTAACGCGCACGGCTCCGCCGCATTGGTCGAGCGAGCGATTCAGGATCAGACCATCGCCCAAATGGCGCAGATGGCGCTCAATCCGGTTTACGGCATCGATCCGAAGAAGTGGGCCAAGATGTTTTTCAAGTCCAAGCGGCTCGATCCGCAGGATTTGCAATACACGGAGGAACAGCAGCAGAAGATCGATTCGACGCCGCCGACGCCGGCTCCGGCGGTCCAGGTGGCGCAGATCGCGGCCCAAACCGCCGCAACGCAACTGGTGGCCCAACAACAGGCCGACCAGCGCACGGCGCAAAACGAACAGCAGATTGCGCAAGCGGCGCAAGTCCTCGACGGGCAACGGGTGCAGAACGAGACCGGTCGCATCCAAGCCGAGCAGCACAAGACCCTGACAGAGGCGACGGTCAAGCTGCACGAATTACAGATGCAGCACGACCGGGCATTGCTCGAGTACGCCAACAAAAATCAGATTTCGATTGCGCGCGCCAAAACCGAGCTCGCGCGCACGGCGATGACGCTGGACGCGCAGAAGCAGTTGAACGCCGCCGACAACGCTACCGAGTTACAAAAGAACCGGCCGCAGCGTTCCCCCAAAGCGGTTCATCCGCAGCGCTCAACGCCGCCATTGATCAAACCGCCGGTTGAAGCCGGTCCAAGGGCCGGCAACGGTCGGCAGTTCGATCAGGCTCCAGGATGAGCATTTCAGACAACGATTTCGTTCTGAGCGATGGCGAGCGCCATCATCCGCTGTGGGTGCGTCTTTCGGCGCACCTCACGATGCGGCTCGCGCAGTTGCGCGGCAAGAATGACGGACCCCTAACCGAGAACGAGACCGCGACACTTCGCGGTCAGATTGCGGCCCTGAAGGCGATCATAAATCTTGGGGACGAGCCGCCGCGAGACGGCTGATTCGACGGCACACGGCAACGCGGGCTGGATTGACAGGAACGGACAATGACGGTTGAGACGGACGACAACAAGCAAGCCGACCTCGATTTCGCGACGGGCTTTACGCAAGACGCGCCGACCGACGCCACTGCGCCAGCGGCCGAGCCGAAGCCAACAGCGAAACCGGCGCCCAAGGCCGAAGCCAAGACCGAAGCCAAAGTCGAGGCGAAGGTCGAGGCCAAGCCGTCTGCACCGAAGTATGTGCAGATCACCCAGGATCAGCTCGACAGCCTCCAGGCCGCCGCCGGCAAGACGGCGTCCATCGAGGCGCAGTTGTCGAAGGTCTTTGGGACGATGGGCGACATGCAGCAGGTCGTTCGAAAGCTGCAAGCCGCAACTCCGGCCGGCATGAGCATCGAAATCCCGAACGATGCCTTTGCCGAGATGGAGAAGGATTTTCCCGAACTGGCAACGCGCATGCGCGACGCGCTTGAGAAAGTGCTCAAGAACGTCCGCGGCACGGCGCCAAGCTCGGCCGAGCCCGATCCAGAAGCCGTAGGCAAGCTGGTCGATTCGAAAGCGATCAAGCGTGAAATCGAGGCCCTTGACGACGTGCACCCGACATGGCGCGCGATCGTCGGTGCCGTCGATGCCACGGGGCAGCACGATCCGAACAACCCGTTCCGCAAATGGCTGGCCACCCAAGAGACGGCCTATCAGACCAAGATCAACGCCACCAACTCGGCGGCGGTGATTTCGCGGGCACTCGACAAATTCATCGCCGACACGAAGCCGGCGTCGAAGGTTGAGCCCAAATCGGCACCCAAAATCGCGGCCAGAGTCGACCGCATCAGGGCAGCCATCCAACCCAAAGGCGACGGCGGACAGCCGCCCGCTCCCAAAACCGCCGACGACGACTTCAATGCCGGATTCCAGCAGGAATACCGCGGCGCCGTCGGCTAACCCCGAAAGGTCTCTCCAATGGCTATGCAAAACTTCACCCTAACCCCAGGCCGAATCAACAAGTTCAAGGGCCAGATTCTCGCTCACGCGGTGCCGCTTGAGGTCCTCGGCCGCACCGGTCGGCAGATTCCGTTCCCCAAGAACAATTCGGACACCTACGTCGCCCGCCGCTGGTTGCCCTACGGCGCCACGGCGACATCGGCCTCGACCCAGAATCAGTTCTTCCAGAACGGGACCGGGGATCGCGGCAACGTCATCGTCCAGGGGCATCAGGTGCAGGAAGGCGTCACACCGTCGCCCGACAGCATCGTGCCGCTCGACATCACCGTGGTCATGCAGCAATACGCCTGCCTCTACGGCTTCACCGACAAGACCTACGACCTCTACGAGGACGACATTCCGAAGGCGATGATCGAGCAGATCGGCGAGCGCGTCACGTTCGTCAACGAGATGATCATCTGGGGTGCGCTCCGGGCCAACACCAACCAGTACTTCGGTGGTACCGGAACGACCACGGCGACCGTCAACGGCGGCATGACCCTCGGCATGATCCGCAAGATCGCCAAGAACCTGCAAGCCAATCACGGCAAGCCGGTCAACAAGATGCTGCGGCCGTCCGGTGACTTCGCGACCGATGCGGTGGCGGAGGGCTATACCGTCTACTGCCACACCGATCTTGAGCCCGACATCCGCGATCTGCCGAACTTCACCCCGGCCGAGAAATACGCCTCGGGCAAGCCGATGCCGTATGAGATCGGCAAGTGCGAGCGGTTTCGCTTCATCACCTCTCCCGATCTTCCGGCGTTGCAGGACGCGGGCGCGGCGGTGGGTGCCACGGGTCTCTACTCGACCCAGGGGGCCGACATTGACGTTTACCCCTTCATCGTGACCGCCCAGGACGCCTGGGGTCAGATCGCGGTGCGCGGCAAGGACGCCCTCAACCCGACCTTCCTGCCGCCCGGCGACAAGTCCAAGTCGGACCCGCATGGCCAGCGCGGCTATGCCGGCACGATCTGGTGGAAGGCCGTGATCATCGAGAATCAGGGATGGATGGCGGTTGGCTTCGTCGGCTCCAAAGTCCTGTCCTGATAGCCCGTAGATAGGAGGGCCATCATGGCAACAGACACGGAACGACGCTGGTTGGAGGGTATTGCCAACCAGCAGGATCGCTGGTCGATCCAGCATCTGGTCGAGCCGCTCGGCGATCGGTATTCGTCGCAGCCGCTCACCAGTGCGGGCCTCGTCATCCACGGCAGCGGAAGCACACTGGCCAAGACCGGCACGGCGAATTTCTACGCCGTCGCCAACGGCGTCTTGGTCACGATCGCCGCCAGCACCGATATGCCGGCGTTGGTCGGAAGCATCACCGCGGGCAGTTACAATGTCTTCTGTTTCTTCATCGACAGCGCCGCTTCGGTCACTGTCGCGATGGGAACGGAAGGCACGGCGCTGGCCAAGGTCGGCTTCCCGCAGTTCCCCAAGAACCAGGCACTCGTCGGGTTTCTCATCGTGACCTACGCGAGCGCCTTCGTCGGGGGAACCACCGCACTCGACACCGCCACCACGGTCTACGTCAGCCCCCTCGGGGCTTTCGATCCGACCGTGCTGACCGGCTGAACCCAATCCAGACAAGGAACTTCACATGGACACCCAAGCTTTTTCTCCCGTCACGATGTGCCTCAGCAAGGTCACCCTTGCCGCCGGCACGACCACCACGATCTCGACCACCGGCACGACGATCTATTCCATCCGCGGCAAGGCCTACTCCAAGGCCGCGATCACCAACGGCGCGACGCCGACCACCGATTGGGCGACCGGCAACGCCTTTCTCCCGGTCAGCCAAAATCAAGGCTCGATCTTCATGGTTGGCCTCGATCACTCCGGCAATGTCAAGGTGATCCAGGGAACGGTGACGGCCCTCGACAGCGGGGGCAACTTCATCACCGCGCCACAGTTCGGTGGTGACGGCCCGAGCGGCAGCGCCACGACCGACGGCGACTTCTGCCCGATCGGCTACATCGTCATCCAGGCCGGATCGACGGCGGTCGGGACCTGGACGTTCGGCACCAACAACCTGAGTTCGGTCACGGGCTTGACCTATACGTTCGTCGACGTGGTTGGTTGGCCCGATCGGCCGCAGGTTTCGTAAGAAATCGTCGTCCGATCATTCGTCCGATCATCAGCGGGGGCATTGTGCCCCCGCTGTTTTTTCAAGGAGCTCTCTATGCCGCGGGCCGCATTGCATTCCAGCACGATCAAGATCGAGCAGAAACCCGACATCGATCCCGATGCCGAGCGCGTGGGTGACATCGTCGTCGCCGACAAGCCGTTCGATCTCGACTACGCCGAAGCGCTCGCGTTCAACGAGGAACCCGTCACGATCCGGCTGGAGCCGAGCGCCGAGAAGAATGCAGCGACATCATTTCCCGTGTGGGTCAACGGCAAGGGCTGCGAAGTGCTGATGAACGGTCGCTGGCTGGAGATGATCTATCTCCCCGTCGGCGTGCCGCTCACGGTCAAGCGCAAGTATCTCGAAGTCATCGTCCGCACGAAGCTCGACACGCTGCAAACGCTAGTGAGCGAGCCGGAATCGGAGACGCCGAACAACACGATTCGCCGGTTCACCAGCGCCGTCCACTCCTTCAGCATTATCGAGGACAAGAACCCCCAAGGCGTGGCGTGGCTCTCGGAATTGCGTCGCCGTAACTTCTAAGCGGTGATGGCCGGTGAATTTTCTCACGCTGTCGCAGCGGCTTGCCTTGGAGGCCGGTGTCTCTGGCACGCTGAGCACGACGGCGAATCAGGTCGGCAGCCTCAACCGCGTCGTGACCTGGATCAACCAGGCGTGGATGGAGCTGCAAACCGAGCATGACGATTGGGACTGGCTCCGATCGTCCAATCTTTTCGGTAGTGGCGTGTCGTTCGCCACCGTCTCGGGTCAGGCCTCATACCCGCTCGGGACAGGGGCCGGAACGGTCGGGATCACGGCCGATGCTTTCACCAAGTGGGACCGTGAGACTTTCCGCACCTATCTCACGACGGCCGGCGTAACCAACGAGACCTTTCTCGATTGGATACCTTACGACACATGGCGCGACGCCTACATGCTCGGGGCATTACGCAATGTAAAGACGCGCTCCGTCGCCTTCGCCATCGGGCCGGACAAATCGATCTGTATCGGGCCGCCGTCGGACGGGCTCTACACCGTGACGGGGGATTATTTCATCGCACCAACGCAGATGGTGGCTGACGGCGATTTGCCGACCGGACTGCCGGCGCGCTGGCACATGGACATCGTCTACCGCGCGATGATGATGTACGCGGGATATGAATCGGCACCCGAGGTATATCAGCGTGGTGCGGCTGGCCACGCGATGCTGCTGGCGCAGATGGAAGCTCAGTACGTGCCCGAAATGGCGTTCTCGGGGGCATTGGCGTGATGAGTGGCATGCAGCGCGCCCAGCAATACGCACCCGTCAAATACTCCGTCACCCGATTGGGCGGCGGTCAGACGCAGACCGGGGTATCGTTTCCCGGTGGGTTTGACCAAACCACGCCGACACTCGCCCTACAGCCCGGCGCCCTACGCGACGTGTCGAATTTCGAAGTGGCGCAAAGCGGCGGTTACGCCCGCATTGTCGGGTACGAGCGCGTTGACGGCAGAGCCGCGCCGAGCGACGCCACATACATCATTGTCCAAGTTTCGAGCTTTGTCAACGTACCCGCGGTCGGTCAGGCGATAAGCCAAGCCAATTCCGTCGCGACGGGAACCGTTGCCGCGGTCAACAATGTGGCCGGCGCTTATTACATGGTCGTCACGCAGACGGCTGGCGTTTTCAACGCCACGGATGTCGTCTCAGCTATCGAAAATCTAACGGTCACGGCCGCCAACAGCCCGTTCACCGTTACGGCCGCGAACAGCCCGTACTCGGTGTCATTCTTGGTGACAATCGGCACGGCCATCGCACAGACGGCCGCCATCACATCGCAACTCGATGCGCAATATCTCGCCAACGCGGCCGACATCTATCGCACGCTGATTGGCGCTGTTCCCGGCACGGGGAATATCCTCGGTGTCGTCGGCATGATCTTCAACGGCGTGGATAACGTCTACGCCTTCCGCGCGAATGTCGCCGGCAACGCTGTGGCACTCTACAAGGCCAGCACCGCCGGCTGGACGCTGGTGCCGTTCTTCAACACGGTCGATTTCACCGCAGGGGGAACCGCCATCCCGCTCGATGGCGACACGCTCACGCAGGGCGGCGTAACGGCGACGATCAAGCGCGTGATGTGGCAGTCTGGATCGTTTACCGGCGGCACGGCGGTCGGGACGTTCGTCGTGACCACGCCAACCGGCGGCAGTTTCACGGCAGGTGCCGCGACCACGACCTCGGGTGCCACCGTGACGCTATCCGGAATCCAAACGCCGATCACCCTATCGCCCGGCGGCCGTTTCGAGTTCGTCAAGGCCAATTTCTCAGGCCAACTCGTTACCCGGCGCATCTACGGTTGCGATGGCATCAACAAGGCATTCGAGTTCGACGGCGTGACATTGGCGCCGATTACAACCGGGCTGTCGCCGGATAATCCAAGCCATATCTGGTTCCACAAGAATTTCCTGTTCGTGTCCCAAGCAAGCTCGATCTTTTACTGCGGCGTCGGCACGCCGTTCAAATGGGGCAGCGTTGATGGCGGCGGCGAAATCGCCACGGGCGACGCCGTGACGGCGATGATCACGCTGCCCGGCAGCCAGACCACGGCGACGCTGGCTGTCTATCTGCGCAGCAACACGGCGTTTCTCTACGGTACGGATCCAAGCACATTCAATTACGTCACGTTCAACACCGGCCTCGGCGCGCTGCCTTACACCGCGCAGAACCTGTTCGACACCTTCGTCATGGACGACTTAGGCGTCATCAATCTCAGGACGACGCTGAATTGGGGCAACTTTCTGCCGAGCTATCTGACCAAGAACATTCTGCCGTTCATTGAGCAGGAACGCACCAAAGTAACGGCGTCAACCCTGATGCGCGGCAAAAGCCAATATCGCCTATTCTTCAGCGACGGCTTCGGTCTCTGGATCACGATGATCAACCAGCAATATCTCGGAGCCGGGGTCGTGCAATTCCCCAACCCGGTCCATGTCTGTGACGAGGGCGAGGATTCCAATGGCGCTGAGATCGAGTATTTCGGCTCGAATGACGGCCTCGGCTACGTCTACCAGTTCGAGAAAGGCACCTCGTTCGATGGCGCCAATATCGACGCGCATATCACGCTGAATTGGGACCCAATCAAATCGCCGCGCCTGTTGAAGCGCTTCCGCGCCGCCAGCATCGAGATCGCCAGCGATTCATACGCGCAAGTTATATTCGGCTATCAGCTTGGCTACGGCTCGACCAACATCGGAACGCCCGCAGATTTCACGTCAGCGTCGAATTTCTCGTCCGTGCCGAAATGGGACACGATGGTTTGGGATAAATTTACGTGGGATGGCCAGACCTTGCTGCCGACTGATGTCGATATGACAGGAACGGGCGAGAACGTCCAAGTCACCATCAAATCGACGACCAATTACATCGCGGCCTACCAACTGAATAGCGTGATCTACCACTATTCCATGCGCAGAGGACTCCGCGTATGACCACGAACCCATATTACAACGTATCCGGCTCGCCAGCGACGGCCTCAACCGGCTCATCGGCGGTCATGCGCACGGAGTTCGGCAGCATTGCCGATGGCTTCGCGCTGCTGCCAGCGTTGACCGCTGGCACGGCCGTTGTGGTCAATGCTGGCGGTACGGCGCTGACCAATACGACCGGCACGCTGGCGCTCGCCGGGAATTTCGCCACCACGGGCGCATTCAATACGACCTTTGTACAGGGCGCGTCGGTTAGCCTGACGCTGCCGATTGTCAATGGCACGCTGGCGACGCTCGCCGGCACGGAAACGCTGTCGAACAAGACCCTTGTGGCACCGGCCCTTGGAACGCCAGCATCTGGCGTTCTGACAAACTGCACCGGCCTGCCGCTGGCAACCGGCGTGACGGGAACGCTGCCAACCGCTAACGGTGGCACAGGAACGTCTACGTCAACCGGTTCTGGTGCATTGGTCTTGGCGACATCACCAACCTTAATATCGCCGGCCCTCGGAACGCCGGCATC